GAGCCAAAGACTGTATAGTACCGGTCTGTAGTGCCTGCTGCATGGCCTGCTCCATGGATTGATATGCAGCAATAAGTGGACTAGTCTTATAGCCTATACTACCAGGTGGATTAGATACACCTGGAATCTTCGGAGCAGCAGGACTTGTATAGGGAACAATCCCCTCATTGATTTGCTCTTGACGAATGAAGGCCGCCAACTGCTTTGCACTCATCCCACGAATACGGTTTAACTCAGCTTCCTCATTTTGAACTACCTTTAGCTGAGCAACGTAACCCCTCGAAGCGGCAGTAGCTTTCCCTAGCCAAACTTCAATAGTTGTCTCAGGAGTAAGATCAGGGCCTATTGGCACAGTCTTTTCACCACGAGTTCGAGCGCCCTTATATTTGGCCTCATACTCTGACAAAGGCATAGTTTGCCAACTATACTGAACACCGCCAGCATTCATACCTGCCAATGCCTGGTTTTGTTGGGCATAAATGTTACTCATGCCCATGACACTGCCTTGCTGATAAAACGACGTAAAGGCACTGTTCAAACTGGCACCAGGACCAACCGTAGTTGCAAGCTGTAGCGCCGCTGCCCTTGCCGACCGCAAAGCATTAACAATGTAGCCTACAACAGTAACTACTGCCATAAGGCCACCAATCACAGAGGCAGCAAAAATACCTGACACAGCTAACTTAGCCGTATCAGCGGCCTCTACCAGCTCAGGATCAAGAGCCGTTGCAAAAGCATCTATAGCAAACATCTGGCCTTGCGCTTGTTCACCAGCTTCCTCAAAAGAAAGTTGCAACCCCTGTACCTGAACGGCGGCCTGCTGTGCAGCAGTACCGGTTTGTGCTAGCGCCTCATTAACTTCGGGAGTTTCAGTACCAGTTTGGACCATAGATTTTTGAAGCTCTTGCAAAGCAACAGCCATTGCCTGCGGTCCAGAAGCCGACGCCCTAGCCTTTATACCAAAGGTATTAAAGGTATTACCACACGTAAGAACATAGGAGATTAGTTTAACTATAACAGATCCTAAGTACATGAAGGCACCAGCCACAGGCACCCCAAATATAACAGCGCCAAGAGCAATAGCTACAGCCTTAAACTTCATAAGGAAGTTAACAACACCTGCAATAACAATCTCAAACTTTTCTATACCCTTAACAACTACACCACCAATCGAACCAGCAAAGTTGGTTAGTTGCGAACGAGCCTCTTGAATCTGTCCAGCAAAAGTACTACCTAATGCCTCTTGTGCGCCCTTAAACCGATTACTTAATAGATTCAGCACTCGGGAAGTAGTTGTTTCAGCGTTAGACAAGTTACTTTGAGCGTCACTCACTGCTAAAGAAGCAGTACGATACTTGTCCAAGTACTGCACGCCCTCAAGGTAACCAGCAGCGTGCTGCTGCTGAACATTCTGAAGGTTTAGCTCTGCTTTCTGTAGCGCTTCCTCCTCCATTTGCACAGAGTGCAAACGACCAGAAGACACATTGAGATTAATGCCCCACGAAAGAAGGGTACGAGTAGATCCGCCAAGAATGTGGTCTAACTGGTCGGAAGCTGCGGCTAGTGACTCATGCTTATACGCCGCCATACCCTCAACAGTAGTCAACATAGACAAGGCTTTAGTTGAGCTACCTGTTGCCATTGTAAGATTCGACAATGCATCAGCAACATCAGTTTTAGTGAACAACTTGGCTGACGCCGTAACAGCAGCAAACTGTTTATCAAAGACGCCTAAGTTACCACCCGTATTTTTCACAACAGTGTCGAGTGCAACTACAGCTTTTTCTTGAGCATCCCAAACCTTCACACCCTCAAGAGCTACAGCAGCACCAGCAGCAAGACCGGCAAAAAGACTAATCTTACCAATACCTTCCATAGTTGCTGCAAAAGTGGCAGCCTTAGTATCAGCACCCTGGATTGAAACGCCAATCTTAGTAAAGGCACCAGACAAAGGTATTCCCATGCTGCTGCCCATATTACCTATCTTGGTAAAAAGTCCACCAATCCCTTTAGTACCATCCTCGAATCCCTTAGACAGCTTAAGACCCATACTGGTGCCAGTAGTACCCATGGTGTTACTAAGCTCATCACCTATGGCTTTAGTCTTGAGAGCGCCTGCCTCAAAATCTGTCGTGTTCATAAGCATGTAGACAGTTATATGCGCAGTCATTATGCAGCTTCCTCGGAGTCAAACATCTCTTGCAGTGCCGCTCCCATTAGTAACTCAGCATCTTGCACAACCTCACGAGCAGCCTCCTCGATAAAAGGATATGTAGGCTGCGATGGCGTGTTGGCAGTACCAGTCCAGTTCCATTGCTTACGTGGAATATTTGGACTAGCAAAAATGGGATGGTTAAAGGTACGGTTTACTTCGCCACCATCATAAGCAGCCGTAGCACCGTCCGCTCTTATAATCGGCCCTAAAGCTACCAGATCCCATTTAATGGTCGATGGATTCATGTTATGTGGCGCCCGAGCACGAGCGAGCAAAGCAGCATCTCTCGCCATGTCCCGAAGAACACGACGAGTTACCCTCTTAGCATCTGCCGTCACTCTAGCCATATAACCGTTAAAGGCCCGAGTATCGACCTTTATCGAAGCACTACCATTCACGCTATGCTAAACCTTTCACCCCGCACAAGGCAGGGAAGATTGTATCAAAATAAACATTCTCTATCCAGTAGACCCATCCGATGTACTCAAGGAAGGGTCGTCGTTCGGCTTCCTCTGGACCGATGCCAAGGGCAAAGGAGACATAAGGCTGCCAACTGAGCCAGAGTTCGTCTGGATTCCCTCCGAGGAGCTTATTCCATCGGAGGGCAAAGGAGGGTTTACTGCCTCAGGTTCCTCCTGATCGGGTAACTGAATCTCAGGTGCCTCTGGCATTACCGGCTCCTCAGGCTCATCATAATCAAACGAGTCCAATAGACCACCAGCGGCAAGATCAATCTGGTTAGGCATAGGCACAGACTTATCATTAGGGCCGCCCCAACAGATCCACGCTATACACGCCAAGGCGTCTGGATCACCACGAAACATACCAACCGTAAATCGGACTAACGAGCCCAATGATGGATACCATCTCTTGATTTGTTTCAGTACTTTGTGAGTAAGATTCTTTTCAAGATCAAAGGTGTACTCCTCACCATTTAACGTTAAACGAATAGGCTGTACCTTATCAACTGCATGCACCCCATCAATAGACACAAAAGAGCCCATCACTTCACCGATTGAGAAGTCGGGGAAGCTAATGGGCTCTCGCACTTTCTTTACCCCAGCTTTTCGCTGGGCTATCCATATAAGGCACGCCAAAGCATCCGGGTCACCCAAAGATGCCGCAGTGACAAACGCCTGATAGTCCCCTAAGTCAGAGAACCAGTTCTTGATGTGTCGTAGTTCAGAGATGCCAATGTCTCGCTCAGGTGAGAAGCTGTACTCCTCGCCATTATAGGTAAAGGTGGACTCGGGCATGTCGTTTCCTTTCAGTTATATTGTGAGACAAATGCCTCTCTTAATACGTAGTGTCCTTGGTTGTGAGTGAGAAACTAGGGCTATTACCAGAGGCGTCAACAACACCCTTGAGGTTAATCGTGTTCTTCACGATATCCAAACCTTCGAGCGGAGCCTCACCACCAGACTGAATGATGAGCTGTGGGAAGTTCAACTGGAACGTGTCATTAAACCCGGACGTAGCAATCTCTCCGGTGACCGCCTTAATAACCGTTGTGCCCAATGGAGTAAAGTATGGGTACTGAAATGTATAAGCACCAGAAGCACCAGAAGCACCAGACCGAGCACCAATAAATAGGTCAAAGATATCGGACTTGGCTGTAGGTGTGTAGTCCATATCGAGCGCAACAGCAACCTCGATCAGGCCATTAGTGACGGGCTCCTCTTTGTACTCATTACCGACATAAGCACGATCTACTGCTAGTTTTGGCGTCAGGGTAACAGTAATCTTACGGCACCCATCGACCGACTCCCCGCCCACTGTAAATAGGCTTGAACTGTTCGGCATCGTAAAGGGAACGAATCCAACAGGCTCAGTCGTGCCCGCCTTAAGAGCCGGAGTGTCCGTCAACACAACAAATGCAAAGTCCCAATCATAGGAGAACGTCACAACGTTGTCACGAGGAAACACCCATTCAGCCTTGGTAATCTTACCGTTTACATAGTCCTCAAAGTGAAGATTACCGGCAGTATCAGGAACGCCAAGTTCAGCGTCAATCCACGAACCATCCTGCACATACAAACCATTAAAGGAACCACTAGCGGCACCCGTAGCGTTCTGTGCAATATATGCCGCCGATCCCGACGCCGCCTGCACCAATGCAGTAGGCGTAGGAAGGGCAAGCCCACCAAAGGCCTGCGCCAACATGAGCGCCATATGCGTATTGATGAAGTCACCAGTCATAGTCATCTGAGCGTCCAGATAGACAGCAACGTTGGCTGATCCAACATCAATGACACCACTGCCTTGTAGATAACGAATGTACGGGCCACCCTGTACCTTGTGAGGATTGTACGTGCCCTTAGCTGTCTTGACCGGCACCATAGTATCCGGTGCCTGGTAGTCAGCTATAGCAGCATAATCATTTACCGTGTTTATACCCTCAGCGATGGCGGCGTACCCACCGAGACCTGAACCTATTCCGCCCATCATGTACTCCTTTTTCTATTCACAGTGCGGGTCCTGTGGCAGTTAGCGCACACGACATCACATTTCTCGACTTCTCTAATAATGTTTTCTAATGAATGTGTCATCATTTGAGAAACATTAAATAACTTATCTGTTCCTGGCCTATGATCCAAATCTAAACACTCTGGTCGTCCAATAAAGTGCTCACCACAATCTTGACAGCCCATTGTTATTTTATAAACATTAATGCAAACAACCATTGGATATCGTCGTACATATATACCTTGAGTCTCAGGATTTCTTTGGCGAGATTTCTTAGTATTCTGATAATGCTTCTCAGGATTTTCCTTGCGCCACTTCCTAGCACGATCACGATTCTTTTGCTTAGTTATTTCAGATACTAGACGGGCCATCTAGTTTCCTTTCTAAACTGAATATGGGGATACTAACGCTCGAAGTTGAAATGACCAGTTAAGTGTTCCTTGCCAACCGCCTGTAGCGCCGCCAATGAAGGCAGGAGAAGCCATATAACTGCCAGTATGCGCTTTAATCTCAAAGGGCCATGGGTAGCTCTCGACTCCAAGGACTGGGATACCGTTTCCACCACGATTTGTCACTACCGCTGCCATAACTACATTGGCGTATGCTGTATAGGTTGCTGCCATAACTGTAGCCGGTATATTACCTGGAGAATCAGTTGGACCGCTGCCAGTGAAAATCGTTACATTGCCCTCAATAGAAAAATGTTCAATATAGGTATAGCCAGTTGCCTCAATGACAAACTGATCATCAAACACACCCTCGATAACGATATAAGTGGCAGGCTCAAACTCCTGTAAGTCACCTTGTACCACAAAGATAGGAGGATCCTGCTCAGCAGCAAGTGCAGCAATAAACCCATACAAAGCAGCATAGGAGGCCGGAGCAGCGGAGGGCAGTGTTACGCCAGTCATTCTAACCTACCGTATGCAAATAGTAAGACTCGAATACTTCGGCAATCTCATCGGGAACCCCAGGCCAAAGTTCAACAGTTGCTTGCTGATTCGAGCCCGCTGGCGTTTTAGTAAAGGTACGAGATGCCTGGTACCAGTTGCGCCACCAGTAGGCGACTAGATTAACGGTCGCCATCCATACATTGTGAGGTACCGGATCATACCCGGCCACATATGTTACCTCTATGTTCCTTGAACCCGGATAGAATGGGCGAGGCCACGAATATCCAGCAAAAGTGCGCATGATTTGCCCAGTGCGATAGTCTATCTGAATACCCTCACTAGGGTTCTGCGGTGTTGACTCCGTTAGCTGAATGAAACCACCAGTAGACTGAAACTCTTGACACTGCAAAACCTGAATCACTGGCGAATAGTGAAGCTGAATATACTCACCAGACCAGCCATCATGCCGCTCATAGAAAGTTGTCGGAGCTAGCGGACGACCAGCTATATCCTGAGCAATGCAACACGCCGAATCAATGAGTCGCTGCAACAGATTGGACTCATTCGAACCAGGAATCGGCGCACTGGTAAACTGCAACCACTGCAAAACTTCCGGCATATCGAGATAAGTTGTCCATTGCACGGATCCGGCTGGGTTAGTACCAGTCGGACTAAACCCGCCAGGAGTACCAGGCATGAGGGCAGATATGTCAATAGTAGTGATCGGCTTGCCAAGTATTAGGTCGCCGCCATAGCCAACGAGCGCACCTAATGAACTTGTACCAAGCTGAGGCAGTGTACCTTGACTCGTGATATAGGTAACATCGAGAATGATGACATTGCCAGATACAGTGTAACCAGTCACAGCAAAGATGACATAGTTACCTGGCGCTGAGATACTATAAACACTGACGTTGCCATCAACAAGGCTATCTAACCATGCAGCCGTAGAGTTATTACCAGTATCCGTGATACTCACGAACATCTGTGTAACATTAGCATAAACCGTGTTGTTAAAAGCAGCATTACCCGGTCCAACATTTCCAACAGTGGTTGTCGGATTGAAAGACCAGCTATAGGGAGCATCGAAGGCCGGTATCTGAATCGAGTAGTCTCGCTGTTGCCCCTGAGCAAGCGGAGTACCAGATGCACCAGACGCACCCGGAGTTTCCGAGATTAAGTTCTCTGTAATCTGATACCAGGCACCCCTATAGGGTACAGTATTCAGATCCGTATTAGCATAGAAGATTTGAGAAATCTTTCCATTGCTATCAAGAGTAAGAACCTTGGCATTCGGAATGACAACGAGCCCGCCGTTGCTCATGGACTGTGACAACGTAACTGTCAGCGTTCCCGACAAGGGACTGCCAGAACCATCCTGAAACTTGCCGGTGAGCAAGACGGGCGTGAAAGTCATATTAATCCTCTAAGTCGTTGTCAATCGTTGCCGTTTGTACGCCCCGCACATGCGTTACCGCACGGGAAACGCCTTGAACCCTACCCGCTTCTGTGGCCGCAATCTCTTTGTCTATTTCCTTGGCCCGCTTCGGGTATCTTTCCTTCTCGACTCGCAATGCAGCGAGATATGCTTCCGTTCTATCTTGCACGACGGCCCCTTGTTCTGTCACAGTTACAGCGGGGAGCGGTTGTGTCCGCCAATAAGCTAGTTGCTCATCTATCAACTTGACATGGTTCTCGTCATTCTTGTTCTGCTCACGCTCTCGTTCGAGGGCGGTAATCATCGTCTGGGGATGCATTCACTTATCCTTTGTGATTGGGGTCAGAGTGAGGAGGTACGTTGCCCGCCATACGGCCCCTCACTCCGACATCTTTAGTAACCGGCTCTTTTAACGACAGCTCGCCGGATACTGTCCCTGCTGCCAAAGGGACTGCTAACTACGTTTAAGATGCAAACGTAGGAGTTACAAGACCAGTGCCAGTAACCACAGCATTGGCGTTCGGATACCTTGCCGCCGTATAGGCGATGTAGCCATAGATTTGCAGCAACACAGAAAGCTGGTTGCCATAAGTCTGCGGAAGTACCCTAGTAACAATAGGCGACTCAAAGAGATAGTTCTCATCGAACCGACCAGCGATAATAACGGACTGGTTGCTAGCGGCGCCGAGTTGCTGAGGCAAGTTAGCATCAGCATAGGTGTCAAGTCCGAAGACCCTCGAACCTACAGCACCTTGAACAATGTTCAGCCCTGCATCCTGAGCAAGGATAGCCGTATTAAACGGACCCTGATAGGACGGAACAACGAGCGGACGACCCGCAGTATCAAACTGCGAAGCCACAAACTCCCAATACGTTGGGGTCATGAAGCAGTGGGTGGCCGAAAGGAACAACGTATTGTAGATGTCCGCTTTAGCCTGACCAAGCTGCCCATACAAACCCTTGATAGTAGGAGTGACCGTAGTCCACGTTACAGTCTGTACGCCAGTGGTGTTCAGAATACCAACAACGTCGGCAGAACCAGAACCGATTTGCTCGAACTGGTTAGTACCGTTACCATTAGCAACAGCAACATCGACCGCCTGCGCATATGCCTTGCCCAGATCCTTAAAGGCCATCTGGTCGAAAGCGATAGGTGAACGCTCTAGAAGCTGCAAGGAGATAAGTTGCCCACCGGCCTTAAGCACGACAGGCAGAGACAAATAAGCGGTCTGCAAGTTCTGCATAAGAACTGGGGTATTCTCTCCACCCGACTGAGGACCGACAGCAGTACCACCGACCACCTTCGGGATGTTAATGTTCATGGTGCCGTCCGGTAGAGCCTGCTTATTCTGGCAGTCTGCCAGAGGACGACCGGCTCGCATAAACTCAATCCATTCCAACGTCTGGAACAACGGAGGCACAAACTCTCCACCAGCGCCCTGAGAAATGCTCAGCGCACGCTCCTGAACCGAGCCAACAAAGTCACGGTAAGAGTAGACGTGCCCACGGTTGTCCTCACGAGGGTTCTTAGCCTCAATCATCTGGTCGAGGAAATACTGCTCGGCAGCATCACGAGTGACCTTAGCGTCGATCTCGGTAGCCACAATGTGGTTCTCCTGGCCGTGCTGCTGAAGGCGCTCAACAGCGCTGAAATAACGAGCCCCAAGACCAGCGCCAAATCCGGCAATAGCAGCGTCCTGCAAGAACGAACGACCGTTACCCTTTTCGTACACACGGTGCTCAGACAGCTTCGAGATCATACCCGGAGAGTTAGTCACATAGGGCAGCCCATAGAACTGTCGAGCCTGTGCGGCTTTCGCCTCTTTGCGCTCATTCTTCTTCACCTTTTTAGCCTGCGCAATAGCGTCCTCACGACTCTGAATCAGAACCGTCAACTCACCACGCCGAACGTTTTCCTCCGGCGTAAAGTCCTTCGACTCACGGGTCTCAGCGCCCTTAACGATGCCCTCTAGCTCCGTGACAAATGCTTCCCTCTCGGAGCGAAGCGCCTTTACCGAACCGGGCTTAACTTCTTTCTTTTCCTTATCATCCATTTATAGCCCTCCAATAGGCTTGTTGGGATTTCCCGACATTTTGACATTTCTTACAAGTGTCGGGATTTTCTTACAAGTGGTTCCTATCAGTCCGGCTCTCGGGCAGAGAGTGGTGCTTCAGTTCCGGCTTGCGGTACATCCTTTTACTTCTCTTTGGTATTCCAAAGCAGAAGGCAGGCACAAAGTTTCTTTGCAGCCTTAACGTTATCGACATTGTTGTCGATTAACAGGGCAATCTTATTGTCCTTGATGGCTTGCGCCTTGTTCTTGTCATGAGGCTGGTTAATGACAATCAGCTTGTAATAGCTGCCCTTGCCAAACCCGAGCCCGGTGAGATAGGCTTCTTTATTGTCTAGATCCGACTGGGTGGGTTTCTCGTCACTCTCTATGCCAGTGATGATGAACACATGATTACCGCCCGCAGTAAGCGAGCCGCAAAGCATCAACATCACTGGCGGAAAAGCGTCCAGTACCCCATCAACGTCGAAAGCAATATTCACCCTATTTAGCCCACGTACCAGTCACCATTGATTGCCACGAAAAGAGCACTGGCAGTCGAAGGACCGGCTGGCAAAGTATAAGCACCAGTGCCACCATTCAACAGGACACCCGCAGTCTTTTCAGCCGTACTAAGCACGACGGAAACACCAGGGCAACCAGAGGCAACTACCTCCTGTGTCACCTTAACGGCAATGCCACCAACTTCAGCAGCCGTGGGGTAATAAGGAGCGCCAGTCCCACCAGCACCACTTGCCGCAATCGCAGCCTGCGAAGGCTGAACAGCCACGAGCGGGAACAAAGTGCTAATGGCCGGGAGAGTGACCGTAACAGCCCCGCTTGCACCGGTTGTAGCACCAGTAACAATCGTCCATTCGTCAACAGCAGCAGTATGCGCCACAGCACCAGTACCCGCCACAACGAATACCGCACCCTCAGTGTAGTTCGGTTCTCCAAAAATAGGCATAGTTATCTTCCTTTACTTTGATGGTTTGGATTACTTGGAGCGAAGTCTCAATAGCTTAGCTTAGCCTGTGCCTTGCTACTTTAACCGAGGGCGGGCCGCTCCGGGTCCCCGCACCATCGTTTGGAGCAATATCTCCTCTACTATCTACCCTATCACGCTCTATAGAGAATGTCAAGTAGACCTATCTTGACCTGCATAGATGTAATACAGGTTACCTACTAGAGCGATGTTTTAGTAGCTCGGCCTTAGCCCTAGCCATTCGCACTCCCGCTCCATCATTGGGTAGAACTGGGTTACCATCATTCAGCTTACCAGTATCTAGACCACCATTATTGCTTGCCAATTGCTTATTAGCATCAGGCTCAGTATCTCCAAGTGTAGCTCGAATGGCTGTCTCCGCTTCAGAGATCCCAGAGCCCGCAGCCTTGACGCCATTGGCACCCTGGCCGAGAGCATCGAGAGCGTCCTTAAGCAGTTGCTCATTGGCGCTAGAGATAGTTTTACCAGCACGTAGTTGGCTAATCACATCCATAACCTTGAACGTTCTGGCACGAGAACAGTACATATACTGAGGTTGAGCACACATACGCTCATCCATATACTTGAGCGCCGAGATAGTGTCCTCGAACACAGGCTCAGCCGTTTGGTCAAGTTGGCGAGTATTCACGTAATCCGTGTACAAAAGACCAGCAGACCTAAAGAGCATGACGCCCTCACGGCCCAAGATGTCTTGCACGTCTGAACGCAAGCCAACCGTGGTCAGCTTGTTGGCCGGCGACTTCACAACCGAGCAGTCAAAGAGCTGAAGCTCTAGCACAGACCGCTTAGTGTATGTCTCATCCCAGTCTTCCTTGGTTGCCCTAAATGCGAAAGACATCTTTGAGTAGTCGCCACGTTTGACGCCAGAGTACAGATTCCGACTAGACGTATTCTCTGCGATGTCGAGGCGAGCCACACTTCGCAAACCTCGGCTGTCCTCGCCAAGGTCCATAGTCTTAGGCCACGAGGACAACACATCGCCCTTATGGTCCACAAGGTACGGAATGTAGTCCGACTCCTTAAGAGTCTTAGCAAAAGCACCTGGCATAATCGTTTCGGTGTATTCGCCCATCCAGTCCATAACGTCATAGCCATTGCCAG